AAGGCGGCGGGGTGACCCCGCCGCAATCGATCCAACTACCTACAGATGCGCCGACGGCGAACGAAGCACAGCCCTTGCCCGCGCCAAACGGGGCCGAGTCATAAGGAGCGTCAATGCACGCGCAACACTGGGAGTACATGACCGCCGCCGTCGCGTTTCTCACCGAAACCGACTGGCGCGCGATTGGCCGCGACGGTTGGGAGCTGGTCGCTATCAACAAGGGTACAGCCTACTTCAAGCGGCCGGTCTACCCACGCGGCGGCCGGGTCGAATTCAAGGACGTAGAGCCTGGGAGCAGGTGACATGCACGACATCAAGCATCTCGATGTGACGTTCAAGGCCGACGAGGCCGGCGCGGTGACGGCGGTCTTTAGCACCTTCAACATCGTCGACAAAGGTGGCGACATCGTGCTGCCCTCCGCTATCGCGCACGGTCAGGCCGTGCCGATGGTCTGGCATCACGACTGGACCACGCCGATTGGCAAAGGCGTCATCCGGGTTGAGACAGACCGCGCCATCTTCGAAGGCGCATTTTTCCTCGACACCCAGGCCGGCCAGGAAGCTTACAAGACGGTCAAGGCCATGGGCGACCTCCAACAGTGGAGTTGGGCGGCCCGCGTCGTTGACGCCGCGTACGAGCAACGCGACGGCGAGTTCGTGCGCGTCATCAAAAAGACCGAGGTCTTTGAGGTGTCGCCCGTTCTCGTCGGCGAGGGCGAGAACACCCACACTCTGTCCATCAAGAGTGAGGCGGGCTATGCGGATCATGCCGAGACGCTGGTAGCGGCGGTCGCGGCGTTTGTGGAGCGGTCGAGGGGGCGGCAGAGTTACCGGGCCAAAGAGGGTCGGACGCTATCCCAGGCGAACAGGGACCGTCTCGCGACACTCAGGGAGAGCCTGGCGGCGATACAGGCCGACCTCGACGAGTTGCTGGCCGCGACCGAGCCAGCGCCAAAGGATAAAGACACAGACACCGAAGACACCGGGAAGAGCCTGCGCCTGCGCGCCCGCGCGGCGGGCCTGGCGCTCGCCTTCTCGCACTGATGCAGGAGCAAGACGATGAATCGCATCAAGAAGTTGTACCAGGAGGCGGGCGAACTGCACAAGCAGGCGCTCGATATCCTCTCCGAGTGGGATAACAAGGATATGCCGGCGGACAAGGCCCAGCAGGTCGACACCCTGCTCGACCAGGTCGAGCAGAAGACCGCCGAGGCCAAGCGCCTGGAGCGAGCGACTGAGATGGGCACAGCCCTCAACGAACCGGCCACCCGCCTGCCCAGCCCGCAGACGTCGGGCGAGGCGCAGACCAATGGCGAAGCCGTCGAGGCGAAGGCCGCCTACAGCAAGTTCCTCAAGCTCGGCCTGAGCCGGTTGGCGGCAACTGAACTCAAGGCCCTGAGCGCGGGCGACGACCAGGCCGGCGGCTACATCAGCGTGCCGGACCAGCACCGTGACGAACTGATCACCAAGCAGCGCGAGATGAGCGCCATGCGGCGCATCGCGCGCGTCCTGCCGCCCATTCCCGGCGGCTCCTCGGTCACGCCCAGCGAAGAGAACGACCTGTCTGACGCCGAGTGGACCACCGAAATCAAGACCGGCAACGCTGACACGGTCAAGCCGTTTGGGCGCCGTGTCCTGACGCCGCACCCGCTCGCCAAGCGCATCAAAGTCTCGCGCACCCTCATGCGCTCGGCCCGCTTCGACATGGAAGCCTGGGTCAACGACCGGATGGCGTACAAGTTTGCCGTCCCCGAAGAGAATGCCTTCATCAACGGCAGTGGCGCGGCTCAGCCACTCGGCCTACTCAACACCAGCGGCCTGCCGGTGTTCACGACAGCCGGCAGCCTGGCCGTCACCGGCGACGACGTCATCAACTGGGTGTACAGCCTGCCGGCCCGCTACGCGCCAGGCGCCACGATCCTGTGCAACCGGGCCTTCATCCGCAAGGTGCGCTTGCTGAAGGGAACCGACAACAACTACCTGTGGCAGCCGGGCCTTCAGGGCGGCTCGCCCAGCCGTATCCTCGACACGCCGTATGAGGTCAGCGACCGCTTCGACGACGGCCTGGACGCCAACGACGCCTGGGAAGCCAGCGCCAAGATCGCGGTCATCGGCGACTTCCAGTACTACTGGATCGTCGACAGCCTGAACTTCACGCTCCAGCGCGTGGATGAGCTGTATGCGGAGACGAACGAGGTGGGCTTCATCGGGCGCAAGGAAGCGGATGGCCAGGCCGTTCTGGCCGAGGCGTTCTACGCCTTGAAAGTTAAGGCATAACTAACAGCGCCGTCTTGGCGCGCAGGAGCAAACGATATGCTCAATACGATCTACTACGACGGGAAGGTGGCGATTGAGGCGCTTAAGAGCGCCGACAACGAGACGCTGACCGGGACCGGCGTGGACATGAGCGGTTACGATGTGGTGGAGTTCATCGTCGGGGCGCTGGAAGGCGAGGCCCTGAGTTTCTCGATCAAGGCCCAGCAGGCCGCTGTCTCGGACTTCTCCGACGCGGCGGACCTGGCAGGCACGGCGAAGGCCTTCGCGACCACCCTCAGCGCCAAGGGCCTGGCGGTGCTGAGCATCGTCAAGCCCCAGGAACGCTACGTCCGGCCCGTCATCACCGTTCCCAACGCCGCTAGCGCGACACCGACGTTCTGCGTGAGCGTGCGTCACACCGCGCGCGTCAGCCCGCAGACCAACACCGGCGAACTGCATGTTGGCCCGGACGAAGGGACCGCCTAGAACGGTCTCTACAGCCTGGAGGGCTTATGACGGACGGCATCAACGGCAAAGTCTATAAGCACGCGAGCGGTGACGCCCTGGTCGTCGCGAGTGGCGGCTACATCGACTTCGAGAGTGGGGCAAGTCTGAAGATCGCGGGGACGGCGGTCACTGCCAGCGCCACTGAACTCAACACGGTGGACGTGACGGCGGCGGGCGTGGCTCAGGCCAGCAAGGCCGCCGTTCTAGACGCCAACAAGACGATTGTGGGTGTGCGTCGGCCGGTCGCGACCGTCACGGCGGATGCGACGCTCACCGAAGCCGACAGCGGCAAGGTGATCATCCTCAACGCGGCTGCGTCGAAGACCATCAGTCTCCCCGCGACAGCGGCGGGCCTGACGTTCACCTTCGTGCACCAGGTCGCGACGACCAGTGGGACAGGCCACGCCATCAGCCCGGTCGCCGCGGACCTCATCCGGGGCAATGGCCTCACGCCTGCCGATGACAAGGATCTCATCTGCACCCAGGGCACCAGCCGCATCGGCGACAGCGTCACTCTGGTGGGCGATGGGGTGGATGGCTGGTACATTACGGCTATCACGGGGACGTGGGCGCGGCAGGCATAACATGACGTACATCACGGCGACGGACATCAAGAGCTTCCTGGCTATCGACAGCAATACCGACAACGCGTTGCTGGAGAGCCTGGCGGGGCGCGCCCAACGCTACATCGAGTTGTGGACGGGCCGCGTGTTCGAGGCGAGCGCCGACAGTGTGAAGACTTTTGACGCCGTCGCCGACGTGTACCCCGATGAAACCGGGGCGCTGACACTGCTCCTGTGGGGCAAGCGGTATGACCTGTGCGCCATCACCAGCGTCGTCAACGGCGACGGGACGACGGTGGCGAGTAGTCAGTACGTGACCGAGCCGCGCCACGAGACGCCCTACCAGGGCCTGCGGCTCAAGCGCAACGCGACGGCGAGTTGGACGTACACGGACGCGCCAGAGAACGCCATCGCCATTACAGGCAAATGGACCTACAGCGCGAGCGCACCGGC